TTTGGTGGCCTGATCAAATATCTGTGCCGTTTGCGAATTAGAGACCCCCAACGAATCCATTAAGACGGTCTGTGTGGCTAATTCTTTTTGTGTCTGCTTGGATAGAGTGGTAAAGCTACTCATTTCAGTGTACAGGGCCACCATTGCGGCGGTTGCCTGTTGGTGGGTGGCACCCATAATAGCCGTTTCGTCACGAACCGAAGAGATCTGGCTCGCATATCCGTCCTGTGCCCCCGTTGCACGACGGAAGGCGGCCGATGATGCGTCTGTAGCGAACGCCAACGCTAACGATTCAAAAGCAACTTTTTCCACAAACCGCGAAAAGAGCTTCGCCATTCCGGCGCCACTAAACATCTGGGCCGTCATCTGTTTAAGTTCGACAGAGTTCTTAGGTAGGCGCTCCGCTAACTTGGAGGCCTCGCTGGATAGTCCAAAAATTCTATTTGTCATTGCCGTAGCCTTGCTGGCGCCGGCTTCAAGTGATTTTTCTACTTCATCCTGAGTCTCTATGAGATCCTCTAGAGCCTCAGTGGCCTCTTTGACCGCGTCGGTGCCGTCCATGTGTGCGCGTGCAAGGTTGATCACGGCTATGCGTTGGTCTTCAAGGTTCTGCAGGTGACGCTCTTCGCTAGGGGAAAGATTTTTCAGTGTCTCCTTCCGCTCACGGAGGGCCTTCAGCTCCTCATTGATCTCTTTGTGACGGTCGCCGGCGGCTTTCCTGGATTGCTCCATAGGATTTAAGTCTTTGTACTTATCTTTGGCTTGATCAAGCTTGCTTTTTGGAGACTTGTTCTGGTTTTTAAGCTCCGTTAGGATTGCCTCTAGAATCTGGGTTTGATCAGCCATTTAGGGGCCCCTAGTTCTTGAAGGGCCAGCGAAGCGCGGTCTCACGTTCAAAATTGGCCACAGCACGGTCTAAGTCGCGCTTATTCATCATGGTGCGGCTATCCCCTAATCCGTGCTTCAGGTAGGAATCCATATATCTTTTTTCCTTCTTGAGCGCCCCGAAGAAAGCATCAATTTGCGCCTGGGTTCCCTTGATACTCGTAGGTAAATCAAACCCGGCGGCATACATACTCAATAGTATATCTTCAACGCCGCGCCTGAAGGTCGTTGCGTAAGATTCTGTCAGGTTTTTACTGTTCAGATCGATTATGACTTTTTGCATGGTAGACACACCTCAACACTAAATAGTTAAAAACAACAAAAGCCGCTCAAAAGCGAGCGGCTTAGTATTTTCTTCGTCCCTTGGACTTAGACATTGCTTTATCTATTTCTTTCTTTTCGTCCTCAAACTCTTTAATTAGACGTTGCACGAACCATCGGCGAAGCTGAGTTGGGAGATTGTACGCTTCGAAAATGGACCATCCCCCATGGTGCTTCAAGAGAAACATCTCTTCATAAACAACTTCTTGATATTCGTTATTTAGGCCAAAAAAACTCTGCCGTCAAAGGCAGACCAACCTTTCCGGTGTGATCACAACTCTCGCAATTGTAAGTAAAAGAGAGATCAATATCCGGAACTATCTCTTCATACTTAGATCGAATTTCCCGTGAAATTCGCGTTGGACACTGCTGTACAAACTTCTTAAGAAGTGCAGGGTCGGTAACCTCATTAATTCTGACAATGATTGTTTCAAGTTGATCTGTAATATTAGTATCAGGAAGCTTAAGCTTGCGGCGCTTCTCCCGCTTCTGCATAATATCGTGCTCGTCGCGGCCCTTAAGGAGTCGCACTTCCACAGTCAGATCGGCATACTGGGGGAATACCATTTCATAGTTTCCGTTAGCGAGCTGTGTAGGGCCCGAGCCGGAGTCTGAGAGTGTCTTATTCTCGATCTCACCAAGGTCCACTTCGCATTCTTGGGAGGTAGTACAAGCAGGACACATAATATTAACTTTGTATGTGCTGCCAAAGCCTGTGATGCGGGCGGCGACCAAAACTGCATTCTTGTCACCAATGAGCAACTGAGATGCTTTGATCTTTTTATCCACGATCAATGAGTCTAGAACCCGGTCGAGGGCGACGCCCTTCTTAATGAGAGCCTCAGAGGTAAGGAGATCCTCCTCCTTCGCTGTCATATGTCGAATTTCAATTGAGTCCACATTATGCAAAGGATGGTCGGTACCATATAAAAGCCCTTTGCTCGGCAGCTCAACGAACTCCGTGGGATTAATAAATGAAAATATGTCTGATGTGGGGGTTTCTACTACGGGGGGTGGAGGAGTGGGGGCGTCCGGTTGCGGAGCGCCCGTCCTCTGTGAATTATTTCTTCGTTTTGCCAATTGGCACCTTCTTTCTCTTAACTAATATTAGGACTACGCGTCAGGGCCGACGACGTCTGCGCCGGCAGAGCCGACCTGGCCAATCTCGCCACCATCGACGGACACATACATAGCAAAATCATACCGGAAAGTTATATCAATGTTAAGCAAATCTTCTGTGCCATAGTCTAAATCGCCAAACTTAACGTTTGTAATAAATGGGTTCATGAGGGTCCACGTTCCTATTTGATGGCCTTCGCCATTTAATTCGCGAATTATAACGTCTCCGAGTGCCTCCAGGGCATCAGCCTTGTTAGGAGTGCCGGGGCCTGCACGGTTAATCGCACCAGGGCCGGCCAAATCACCGGTGAGGAAAAGGTTGCTTTGAGAATTGGGGTCCATATAACCGCCACGATACAGAGCTTCCATCAATACCGCATTGCCATCAGGATCAACAGCGTTAACGAGCTGTGCTGTAACCGTCTCCCATGTAACAGCGCCGGGGTAGTAATAGGTGTTGCCCATAAACTTATGCTCTGTCTCACTAATGGTGTAAGATGGCTTCGTAACTGTTTTGCACAGATACTCCTGGTAATCACCTAAATTGGGAAGGTTCAATAAAAACCTATGTGCTCTGCGGGGCTCCGATGATGCTAAGTTCCAAAATGCCATTGTCTATAATCTCCTATTAGATTCTAAATTAAATAGTGCGGGGGGAATAAACCCCCCGCTTTATTTTAATCTACGAATGATGCTCCCGTTCTACTAATGTTGAAGTCAATCGCAATGTACTCAATAGCACGGGTTGGCTTCAGGAAGATCTGAGCATACATGATGTTTCGATCAACCAGGTCAGGGGTCGTTGTTGTGCTGTCGAGGACAACCTTGAAGTCGGAGAGACCGAAGTTGGTCTTAACCTCCTGCAAGAAAGGCCGAACCTTTGCAGTGAACCGGTCCCAAGTGACACGGACGTTTGGATCGAACAGAATTGTTGCAGCCATCTGGGAGATGCGCTTCTTCACGAAGATCATCAGGCGGCGAACGTTAATTCGATCCAGAGCGGAAGGCGTAACCTGAAGGGTCTTCTGACCGAAGATTACAATGCCCTCTGCGGGGAACTTGGCAATTGGGTTAATGTTTGCCTCGTACAGATCATCACGGTCCTTGCGGCGAAGCTGGTGGGCCACGTCCACAATGGGGATGCCTGCAGAGCCTTCTGTAAGTCCACCGCGGTTGAAGCCGGCGGGAGCAAACCAAACCTGCGTCTTACGCTGGGAACTTGAGAAGGTGCCGAGAGCGGCAACAGAGGGTGGCAGCCAGATGTGCGCACCGTTAAGGGTGTCGCGACCTCGAAGCCACGGATAGAATGTGCAACCGTAAGAGGAGTTGAGTCCTCGCGATCGCAAGCCATTGACTGCCTGCGTGATGGAGCTGGCTGTATTGCCGCGGCGTTCGGACGCGGGAAGATTGCTCTGCTCACGTGGGATATAACCCTGGGGCAAGTCGATGATGGCCAAAGCGTCGGCACGATCCTCGCAGACATTGACGAGGTTGGTGGTAAGACCTTCCTGCCGCAGTCCGGGGATTGTGGCGAGGTTCATTGGAACAACCTCTGGGTCCGAGATGGCATCAATTGCGCGGCGAATGGAGTTGAACGCATAGTTGTTCGTGTCGGTTGCCGTCGAAGGCAGGTTATCGGCGCTGCTGTTGAAGGCGTCCATCTCTTTGATGTTCACACCGTCGAAACCACCATAAAGCGGCACAGTGAAGCGATCGTAACCGGCGTCGAGGACACCGCTCACGGCGCCATCAACGAAGGTAAGAGAGGTAGAAGTGTGGGATCCACTCACCCATACACCCGAACCGGACACATCATCAAGCGTGAACTCAACAGATCGTTCGCGGCCAGAGTCAACGCTAAACATAGTGCCGACAATTCCGCCGCGAGGACGAAGAAGGTCGATGTTAGACTTGTCGAAACGTGTGCTGCCGGCGCTTGGAGTTGTCTGGAATCCGAAGTATGCATCAGTAGCATTGCTCAGATTACCATCCGAAGCACTCACGCGCAGCTCGGGTGCCGGATAGAGGGCCTTCACTGCGAACGGTTCCGAGGCGGCGGGGTTGCCGGCTCCGAGACTGGAGGATACAAACGCAAAGCCTGCACCCCAGTAGAATTCGCCGGCGCTGGTCAGCTCAGCAATGGATCCGGACATCCAGTTGCCCTGGTGGCCGTTGGCGGTGCCCCCCTTGGCCAAGTCGCCGATCGCGCCTGTCAATTCTTCATCATCGTATTTAACCATTCCCTGGAAACCGAAGGGGAGCAAGCCGGCGTCAGTCACACCGGCATCAACGTCGGAGTTCATTGCAACCCGAATGTACTTGGAGTTGTTCAGCCAATCGCCCTTCTGAATGTAGCGTCGCTCGCTCTCATTCCACTGTAGGTACTGATCGCCAATCTTGCGGGCGACATAGTTAAGCGAATCGGGGTTAAGATCACACTCGTCAAACTGTTCCACGATTCGAACAGTGTTGTCGGAATCACTCAGTGCGCGCACAACAACCGAGAAAGAGCCATAGCCGTTCTCATTGTTAGAAGAGCGCTTGATGCTGGCAATCGAAACCTTAAGATTTCGGTTGGTCCAGTCACCAGGCTCCTGCAGCGCGTGGAGGGCAAAGAGATTCTGGGGCCTTGCCGAAGGAGCCGTACGGTTAGAAATAATTTGTGGTGTTTGGGCGCTCTGGAGATCATCTCCCTTATAATCTGCGCCGCTGGCATCGCCGTCCGTGATTTTCACAATTGCAGCCATTGTGCGGGTAATGTTACCGGCCGCAATATCAGCTGCGCTAACATTGGCCTTCATATGACGATCAAATGTTTCACCCAAGAAGTAACCTTCGCGATTCCCGGCCACAATACGATTGTTCACCGCCTGCGGATTGGTGTTGAAAACTTTGCGAATATAGCGCGAGGAGTTCTCGTTAAAGTTAAAGGTGGTGGTCACAGCGGAGCCGCTGTCAATGATCATCTTAAACTCATAGTTTGTGCCCGTATCTGCAACCACAAGAGAGTCGCCGTCCATGGAGCCGGTAGAGAGGACTAGGCCGCCCGAACCCGAGGCGATGGGAGTACCCGAAAGAGCGAAGGTCGTACCAGAATCGCCATAGAAAATAGCCGCGAGGGCGCCAGTCATCGTAGAGGCTCCAAGCGCTTGGCCGGCCTTACTCTCCGGCGCAGCGTGGAAAACGAAGAGGCCATAAGCGTTATCTTCGCTCCAGCCAGCCTCGCCGGCAGCGGTGGCATTGTCGGACTGCGCACCATTTAAGCGAATGTAAGTAAGAGGAGAACTATTCCGGAGATATGCCTGGGCGGCGTACATGCCATAAGTGGTGGCCGACTTGTCAGTGCCTTCGCGCCAAACGTCGTCTCCCGCGCCACCGGGGGCGGGCGTACCAAACGTATTGACAAACTCTTCAAATGAACGAACTGTCACAGGCACCAAAGAGGGCCCCTTTTCTGCGCGGCCAATGACGACCGGGCCTTCTCCAACGCCGGCGGCTGGAATCTGGGAGTTGTCGATCTCGTTGACAAAAACTCCCGGTGATACAAATCTAAACTTTTTAACTGACATTAGTTGTTTCTCCTACATTGCGAAAATGTTCAAAGTAAATAGTGCTAAATAGTTGGAATGGTATTATTCTCTGTATTTTCCATCTTTAATACTATAGGGGATATCGCCGAGCACTGTGCGCTCTCGGCCCATCTTAAATTCCACAGCATTTTCCCGACGTACAATGCGGGGCTTTTCTTGATTTTCGCCTTCGCCCACCAAATATCCAAGAACTTCTATGGTAATAGATGTTTGGTAATTTCTCTGGTCCATTCCGAGGTTGGCTTTGTTGGCAGCATTATTGAAGGAGCCATCGACAAAAACTTCATAAAAATGGCCTTCATTCTCAATCCGCTTAGGCATACGCGAATTGCCGGGGACAGTGAAAAAAGGATTAATAAGTTGGTTGAGTTGTTGCTGATATTCCGTCCGGAGAGTGATATCATATGATACCTTCACCCACACGGGCAATGGGATAGTAATAGTTTCATATACGGTTTTGCCAGCGTTCGTCTTATGTTGCTGCTGATTAGTGTCCTTGCCACGAGCAGAAACTCGATTCTGTATTCCGTATTTGCGTTTCACCATTGCATTTTCAAACTCTGCTGTCTTTTTCTGGTTTATAGTTCTCGCAATGGTTATTGTTCCGCCGGGTGCGTCAGCCTCAGGGTAAATATTTGCATACACGGAGCCGCGGAAATTAGGCTCCTTTGTAACGTTTGCACGATTTACGGTTATTAAAGGAAGAATGAGCCCCTCTTCCCCATCCCGGAGATCTTTATTGTGCTTAATTTGATAAGCGCGCTCGGCAGTCACCCACAAAACTGGGACCTTTTTGAATCCCGTGTTGGTCGTAACCGACAAGTCCAGTTCTTCGTCAATGAAGCGCAGCATGGCCCCGTCAATCGTCTCCAGACTAGAGGGCGAAAAAGCTATTTCTTCAAGATGTTGGGCAACTTTTGCATCACCCACATAATCATACTCATTCGCCTTCTTGTTTTGTATTTGATCTTGAGTTCGTTTGCTGCGTGTCATCGATTAGCCCACAAAGATTCCAGCAGGAATATTCTCTAGAACCTTAGATGCCGAATCCTGCAGAGAAGAATCGGTGGCTGCGAGCTTATCATAGGTCACCTCATCGAGAAGTGTCTTCAGTTCGTCGCGAAGTTGATCTTGTTCTGTTCGAGCCTGAGATAGCAGCTCGGCCGCATTTAGGGTAACACTCTCTCCCGGGATAGGCACGGTGGCAAATTTGCCTCGAACCTGTCCGAGAATTTCCTTTGTGAGCGCCAGAGCAAACCGGCGGATCCACTGTTTCCCGATGGAATTGATATTTTCATAGGGCAAGTTCTGGAAAGGCAGCGTATTCATATTGTTAATGCCGGCTGTTCCTTCGTTGCCGCGGCCAGTCTCTTCCCAAGGCTCATATTCATTCTGAATACTAAACTGTACCCAATATTTCTTAGGGCTTGTTTCGTCGGGCTGCGGGAACAAACGAAGCATATTGTCTTTTATCTCATAAGAATAGTGGGAGATTCTGGTATAGAGCGCATCCTCGTATGCCATGGCCTGGAGCTTATTCTGCCACACTGGAACAATCTCGAACGTCGAGTCGTCGGCATACTGGCCATAAGTACGCATATTACCTACTACTGAAAATCCACCATAATAACCATAAAACCTCCACATTGCGCGCGGGGTCTTAAAGAATACTTTGCGAATGATCAATCGTTTGTCTTTCACTTTCCCATAATAAGGAACCTTGGTATTAGTAGCCGAAGAAGCGGAGATAATAGTTTGTAAATCATAGTCCTGTTGGGAAGAGGTCATATTAACGGATGCTGAATAGATGGGGGTTATGCCGCCCATTCCCGTTTCGGTCGCCAATCCTTCGGAAACCCTCCTAACATACCCATAATCAAAGCGCGGATAGCGCAATTCGATGTTTGAACCAGAAAGAGCGCTCCCAGAGACGAGCTGTCCGTCTGAATCGAAGGATCCAGTAGCCGCACCCAGCAGACTGGACAGGGAATTCTTGGTCTGATGGAGGTTGATAAGATAGGAATACTCTAAAACTGCCTCTTCGTAGGCCGCATAAACATTCCCTTCGGCTAATTCAATATCCAAAACATCTCCACCGAGCTTCTTGTAGGTAAAAGATACCTGATCTGCAGCGCCGGATAAAAATGCGGGAGTATTCGCATAGACTCCGAACGGAAGGGTAGCTGCAACGTTAACCGTGCTGCCAGTTACAGGTAGAATATTTGCATTTGAAGTGGATGCAGGGTTTAGGTTGGGAATGGCCATATAAGTTTTCCTCTTTCAGTACATTACTAAATAGAAAGCCCCGCCTCAAAAGAGACGGGGCTTTAACTATTTTGACCTTACGTCAGATCTGACTAGCTGTTAGTAAGAGCTTTCACTAATACCAGGCCGTACATATCCGGACGAACCATCTTCTTGGCGTATCGGGTCATCACGCCCTTGCGGGGCACGAAGTCTTCAACACCGAAGATCGTGGGGGTGGTCTGCAGCGGCACATAAGGTGCATACACATAACCACTCTCAAGGAAGCTACTTCCGCGGCGGCCAACGAGGACCACGTTACGCGGGAAGTAAGGATCGACGAGGACGTCGAACTTCTTCGAAAGGGAACCAACCTTGATAGCACCAATGTCGCCACGGTCACTATCGGCAGTCACGTTAGCACGGAAACCAGCCGTGAACTCAAGGATGTTGGCAACCTCGGGTGAGCACACCACGAAGTTAGCAGCACCGCGAAGAGTCTTACGGTGGATCTCGGCCGAAACGTCGTTGATTGTCTCAACGAGAGTCTCATACCACTCACTCACGTTACCAGTGAAATCAGCAACTCCGGCGGCCAGGGCGGCACCAGTTTCTCGGTTGAGGAACTGACCGGGGTTACGGCTCCAGTAACGAACACCAGCGCGGGCCTCAGCAATGAGGTCCTCAAGGATCTCGCGATCGATCTCAAGGGCAATCTGCTCAGAAAGAATCTGAGTCAGCTCGACTTCGGCGTCAAGGTTGTGGTAGGCGTTAAGATCCTGTCCTAACTCCGGGGTCCACTTGGCCTTGAGCTTCTTGGTGATCGCGGTAACGGCCACACTGTCGACCTTGATGTTGATCTCGGGGATCGCATCCTGGTTCTCCAGTCCCCAGAGGGGGTCACCCTGGATGGAACCAACGGCACCACCAGCCTGGAAGTCGTCAACGATCGGAATCTGCAGGGTCATGTTGTTGGCAAAGTTGAAGGCATCTAGGGCAGAACCCGTAGTAACCACAACAACGCGGGCAATATCACCATTGACATCATCAAGATCAGCAGCCGATCGGCTGAGAGCGCCTAGACGCGCAATCAGTGTACCAGCGGTTGACAGATACCCAGCGCCAGGAACGGCGGCCATGGCCACGAGATCCTGTCGGTTAAACTGCGAGCTAGCCGTCGAAACGTTAACATCAGCAATGCACCAGCTAGAGCCGGAAACCAATTCGGGGTCGAAGCGCAGAATGGTGTTAACATATGCCTCAGTCCAATCACCGAAGCCGGAACCGGCGGCGTCGCCGGCGCCACCCGCGAGGGATGTAGCACCACCAGCACCAAGAGTACCGGATGCGTGAGGAGTGATTAGAGCCACTCCCATAGACGCGGTTGGCGAAGCGTAACCGTTACGCAGATTGTAGGGTCCCTGAGCAGTGGTACCGTTATCACCATCAAGGTTCAAACCGCCCGTGATCTGGGAACCAACGCGTCCACCACCGTAGATCGATGTTCCTGGCGTGAAACCAAGACGACTGGCGCTGGCGCTATCCACGGTTCCACCAAAGGTGAAGTCGAGGAAGAAGATGAGACCCGAAGGCAGGCTCATCGGCTGAACGCTAACGAGATCGTTGGCGATCAGGCTGCCGAATACTCGGCGAACGAGGGGGAATGCAACAGCTGCAAAACCCTGAACGTCACCACCAGACATTGAGCTGGCGGCCTCACGGAGAAGCTCTTTCGCCTGGTTCTCAAGCAAACGGGCCATTCCGTTCCGAAGTGTGTCACCCTCTAGTCCCTCAAGAAGACCGGTCTGTTCCCACTTGGAGATCAGAGCGGCACCCTCGGCGGAGAGGTCGCGGTTGACAATACCTTCGGTTAATTTCTGTACAATAGACATTTTATAACCTCCTAATATTTGTTGTTGAATGTCATTTATTCAAACCTGCTAAACGCAGCATCCGACCCATGTTAGGATCGGTTGTAGCCTCGTTGTTTCTCTTAGAATTCATCAAAAGCGATGTAGGTCTTTGAACCGCTTCACGAAGTGTTTGTGGACGTGTTCTCTGATCAGGAGTGGTCCCCACTGCGTTTTGAATTGTTTCAAAAATCATACCTGCTTCTTCAACAGAATTGGCAGACTGAACAGCTTCGGCAATTTGTGTTTTTTGCCGCTCATTCAAGGAGGCGCTGTTTAATGCCTTGTTTTGATAAACAAGCTTGGCGTTATCCAAGTTCAGCTTTGTAAGCTGTTCCTTGGCTTCCATAACGAGAGCACGTAGCTCTCTGTTAGAATCTGTAAGTTCCGAGATCTTTGCCTCGAATAAATCTGCATCCGATACCACATCGGGCGCAGTTGATACTGCGGATTCCTCTTCCTCGTCTTCTTCGAGGTGGGCATCCTGTGCGGCGGCCATCGCATCGTTGTTGGCCTGCTCAACACTACTGTCGGCAGAGTTAATAGAAGACCATCCTTGCGGCCGGGGAGTCATATCTACCACCAACTCCTCAATCAGAGCGGCAAGCATCTCTTCGGTAAGAGCGATGTCTTCGTCTTCCTCTAAAGGCATCCCGGCGGTTCCGCCTCCGGACGACGCAACAGCAGTCGATTCTTCTGCATCATCCTCATCCTTCATCATCTGCTCCATATCGTCGTCTTCTTGGAGAGCAATCTCGTCTGCCATGGCTGTGGCGTCGATAAGGTCTTCACCCTCAACCACTTCGTCTTCTTCTTCAAGACGCTGCTTCAGGGCGTCGAAATCAATTTCAATGATCTCCTCAGCACCAGGTCCGTCGATCTCTTCATTCTCGAATGCCAGAGGAACGTCCTTGGTGAATTCCATCAGCTCATCAGTCTCAGCTTCATCGAGACCTCCGTCTTCTTCTTGTTCGAGCAGGGTGTCTAGTGCGTGTCGCACCTCCCCCGAATACTTCTCCAATACGGCGTTTTCCGCGTTTTTAAGGGCGGCTTCCTTGAGTGCTTTAGCGTCTACAATCGCTTCTTCTAATAGTGAAGACATAGAATTAACTCCAAATCTGATGATTCATCAAAAATAAATAGTTCGTAAGATGGGGAAATGACTAATAGTTGTGATAATCACATCAAGCTGTTGTCCATAGCTGTCAT